CGACCTGGTCCGCAAGATCGCGCACTGGCTGCCGGTCACCGACGAAATGCTCGAAGACGTCTCGGCGATTCGCAGCTACATCGACGCGCGGCTCTCGCTCGGCCTGGACATCACCGAAGAAGACGAGCTCCTGAACGGCAGCGGCACCGCGCCGCACGTGCAGGGCCTCCTGAACCGCTCCGGCCTGACGACGGCGACCGTGCGATCGGGCAGCGTCACCAACGCGGACGCGATCCTCACGGCGATGATGGCCGTGTTCAACGCCTCCTTCGTGATGCCGACCGGCACGATCATGAACCCCGCGAACTGGCAGACGACGCAGTTGTCGAAAGACGGCAACGGCCGCTACTACGGCTCCGGGCCCTTCACCGGGCCCCAGGTGCCGACCCTGTGGGGGCTGCCCGTCGTCGTGACGCCCTCGATCGTGGCGAACACCGGCTTCACCGGCGCGTTCAATTCCGCGGCGCAGGTGTTCCGCAAAGGCGGATCGCGCGTCGAGGTCAGTAACTCGCACAGCGATTTCTTTGTGCGCAACCTGACGGCGATTCGGGCCGAGCGGCGTCTGGCGCTCTGCGTCTACCGGCCCGCGGCGTTCTCGAAGATCACGTCGCTCACATAAATCGATACCGCGCGCTGGTTCTGACGCCCTGCCGGGGCGTTGGAGCCGACCGCGCATCTCGGGAGACAGACACCCATGAGCGGCGAAGCCCCTCTCGTTCGACGAATCACTGGCGGCGACACCCTGGAAGTCGGCAGCGGCGGGAAGATCAACCTCCTCACCGGCGCCAAGCTGCAGAACAACGGCGTCGACATGGACCTCAACGCCGCCGGCGTGGGCGTGTCGAACTCCGTCGCCGGCGTCGCGGCCGGCTACATGGTCGCGCGCGGCGAATCGGCGCTCGACGCGTCGAACCCCACGCCCATCGCGTCGGGCCTGACGTCGATCGTCGCCGTCGTCGCCATGCTCAAGGGCAGTGTCGCGCCGGGCGTCGGCACCTGTCTGATCACCGCGGTCATCAGCGGCACGTCGATCAACTTCTACGGTTGGAAGCCGACGAGCAACGCCGACCCGACCCTGATCGCGTCGGCGGGCACCGAGTCGTTCTATTGGATCGCGGTCGGCACATAGGGCGATGTACATCGAACGCCACGTTCTCGATCTGACCGTGACCGCGGGCGGCGCCGCGACGGTCTACACGCCGTGGCTCCGGGCGTGCCGGGTGCTGCAAATCTCCTACGTCCCTGATGCCACGACCCCGCTCGACACGGGCGCGGATCTCACCATCACGGGCGAGACGAGCGGCACCGCGATCGCGACCCTCAGCAACATCGGCACCTCGGCGTTCACGAAGGTGCCGCGGCAACCGACGCACGGGCTCACCGGCACCGCGCTCGTCTACGCGGGCACCGACCCCGTCTCTGAACCGGTCCTCATCGCCGGCGAGCGCATCAAGGTGGTCGTCGCGCAAGGCGGCGCCTCGAAAATCGGGACCCTACACATTTTTGTTGGATAGGAGAGTACGCACATGGCCGTGACGCTCACGCAAACGCCCCAAGTCCTCCGCACGAGGGCCACCATCGCCCAGATCAACGCGGGCCTCGAACTTTTGCCGGCGCTGGCCGGGTACGCCTATCGCATGATCGACATGGCGATGATCGCGGTCGGCGGCGCCGCGGCGACCGCGACCTCGGTCGACATCAACGCCACGCGCGCGGCGGGGGCGATCAAATTGCTCGTCGTCGCGGTGGCCGCGCTGACGCAGAGCGCGATCGTGCGCGCCGGCGCCGCGAATGCGGTCATCCTCGCCGACGGCGCCTCGTTCACCGCCTGCGACGCCAACACGGCCATCACGCTCGGGAAGGCCGGATCGTCCCTCGCGACGGCGACGCATGTCGACGTCATCCTGACCTACGTCACGGAGTCGGCATAACGCCGACGCGATGATCAGGTTGTCGCCCGGCCCCTGTGGCGTGTGCGGCGCCGCCCATACGGCGTGCACGGCCGCGGGGGTTCGGCGCGCCGCGATTCGCATCGACCAACTGCCCGCGTTGTCGACGACGGCGCAACTGCGCGAACCGCCGGCGGACCTGGCGCCGCCGCCGATCGTCGACCTCGACGTCGACGACGAGCTCGTCGCCGAGCGCGTGCAACGCCAGCTGCCGCCGGGCGCGGTCACGACCGCGACCTATCGCCGAAAGGGGCGCCGCTAATGTTGGTCACGATTGCGATTATTCTGCTCATCCTCTGGCTGCTCGGCGCGGTCGTCGTGCCGGTCAGCACCGGGGCGATTCACGTCCTGCTCGTCGTCGCGCTGATCCTCGTCCTCCTGCGGCTGGTGAATGGGCGCGCGCTGTGACCTTCGTGCAGCCGCCGTTCTGGGCGCACGACGTCCTGCGCGGCCGCGCGGGGCCCCACGCCCTCTCGCGCCGCGTCACGCCGGCCATCGCCATCGTCTCGTCGTCCATCGCGAGCCCCACGGTCATCACCACCCTCACGCCGCATGAGCTGCTGACCGGCGACACCGTCGCCATCGCGGCCCACGTCGGCGCCACCCCGGCGCTGAGCGGCGCGTACATCGTGACCGTCCTCGGCACGACCTCGCTGTCGCTGCCGATCGCCGTGACGGTCGCGGGCACCGGCGGCACCCTCACGCAGACGATCGCGGTCGAACCGCTCACCGTCGCGCAGCTCAAACTGCGCGCCAACCTGGATTGGGACCCGGGCGATCCGCGCGATGTGGGGCTGACCGACACCCTCGCGGCCGCGCGGCGCCAGGTCGAGCACGATACCGGGCTCTGCCTGCGGCGGCAATGGCGCGACGTCTCGCTCGATCGTGTGTACGCGCGCCTCCTCACGCTGCCGGCGCAATCGCAGCCACTGCAGCGCATCGACCTGATCGAGTCGACCGACAGCGCCGGCGTCGCGCACACCCTGGCCACCGACCAGTACGACGTCGACCTCGCGAGCGGCCGGATCGGCTTGACGGTCGCCGGCGTCTGGCCGACGGACCTGCGCGAGCTGCAGCCCTATCGCATTCGCCTCGTCGCCGGGTATCCAACAATTGCGGCGCTGGCTTTCGAGGCGCCGGATCTACTCGACGCCGTCGGACTGTGGGCGAGTCATGCGGCGACGACCGGCCGCGACCGCTTCACGGCGGCCGCGCTACGCGACGAGTACGACGAGCGCATCGCGCCTTATCGCTGGGAAAGCGTCGCATGAGCCTGAAGGTCGCCGACATGCGCGCGCGGTTCCTGCTGCAGCGCCCGACCGGGATCGCCGCCGACGGCTACACCGATGTGGCCACGGTCGCGGGCGCGCTGAATTGGAACGGCGGATCGGAGCCGATCACCGGCGGCGTGCCGATGGCCGTCGGCGTCCACGTGATCCGCGTCTGGTTTCGTGCCGACGTCCGCGCCGAGTGGCGGCTCGTCGAAGTGGAACCGACCACCGGCCGCAGCTTTCAAATCAGTGACTACGGCGATCGGGAGGGCACGAAGCGCGTCCTCGAGCTGCTCTGCCTGGAGGTGCACTGATGGCCGGCGTCATCTGGTCCCTCCAAGGACTCGCAGGCCTCGAGGCGGCCATGGAACGCGCCTCCGACAGCGTGCGGGTGCACGTCGGCCGCGCGAACCGCGACACCGCATTTGCCATCCAACATCGCGCGCAAGCGACCGTGCGCAAGGTCCGCGGCGATCTGGCGGCGAACATCGCGGTCCAGGGCAAGGGATGGACGTGGCGCGTCGGAATTCTCGACGTGGCGCTGCCGAGTCGCGGCGGGGGCACGAAGAATCCGTTCTTTCATCAGAACCCGTGGGTCTATGGCCAGGCCGTCGAAGGCCTGCTCGTGATCGAACACGGCAATGAAGGCTTCCGCGCGCATCCGTTCATGCGGCCGGCCGCCAGCGCGGAAGACGGCCCGTACGAAGGCCGCATTCAGGCGGTGGGCATCGCGATCGCCTCCTCGTCGTCGGGAGTCGTGTGATGGGCAGCACGCTCGCCCTGGGCCCGGTTGAAGCGGCGCTGCTCGCCCGGCTGCGCGCGCACACCACGCTCACCGCGCAGCTCGCGCGCGCCGATGCCGATGTCGGCGTGTACGACGAAGTCCCGCAGGCCATCCCGCGCGAGCGCCGCTATCCCTATGTCCGCGTGGCCGACGGCGCCCAAAGCGAAACGCCGATGGATGCGATGGGGCCGGCCACGGCGTTCAAGTGGGGCTCGGTCGTCCTGGTCCCGATCCGCGTCGTCAGTCGCCAGCGCGGGAACGGCGAAGCCACGACGCTCATGAATTGCGTCAAGGCGCTGCTCGATGGGCAACCGCTCGAGGTCGACGGCTACGCCAGCGTCATCGTCGAGTGCACGGGCACGACCGCCGTGCCGGGCGAACTGTTCGGCGGCGTCGTCACGCGCGAACTCGTTAGCGACTTCACCATCACCGTTTCACAGAGAGGACTGTAACCATCATGAGTCTCCGAACCATCATCGCCGCGTCGATCGACACCCGGAAAGTTGTCGCGGTCGACCTCGGCTCGACGAACCTCTTGCAAGCGGTCTCGGCGGCGATCACGCTGACCGACGGCACCACGACCGGCAAGGCCGACAAGGCCTGGTCCGACACGCGCACGATCGCGCTGAGCAGCTCCGAGGACCTCGACCTCGCCGGCACGCTCACCGATCCGTACGGCGCCACGGTCACCTTCGTCACCATCAAGGCGATCCTGATCAAGGCCGCCGCGGGCAACACGAACAATGTCGTCGTCGGCGCCAAGGGCGCGGGCGGCTTCGTCGGGCCGTTCCTGGCGAACACCTGTTCGGTCGCGATCGAGCCCGGGCAGATCTTCATGATCACGAGCAAAGTCGGCTGGCCCGTCGGCGCCTCGTCGACCGACCTGCTGAAGATTGCGAACAGCGGCGCCGGCACCGGCGTCACGTACGACGTCATCCTCGTCGGCTGTTCGGCGTAGTCGTTCCCAGGCGCCGCCGCGCGGGCGGCGGCGTCAATCCCTGATTTTTTCAAGAGGTGCTGTGTGTCAGCTGGCAGCGTGATCCGCTCTCTTCTCGCGACGCTTCACACCGCGGAGGCGATCACCGCGTACCTCGCCGACGTCGTCACCGTGACGAACAGCGAGCCGATGACCTACAACGTCTTGTTGCGGACGGGCCTCGTCACCCCTGACGAATTGAAGGCCTTCGACCAGGAGCTCGCCGCCGACGGCTTCGATTGGATCCGCGCCGCGCTGGCCGGCGCCGGCGTCGATATCTCGGATCCGCTGGTGCAGAAAGTCTTCACGCTGCTGCCGAACGGGGTCGGCGAAAAGATCGCCGCGGTGGGCACGTCGACGATCGAGCAATGGCGGCAGCTCGGCCTCGATCAGGCGCCGACGCTCGACGCCGTCCAGCGCGCACTCGACGTCGTCCCGGATGGGCGCGCGATCAGCGTCTCGCTGCGGCTGACGCTTCCGGACGGCGGCGCGTCGGTGGCGCTGATGGTGCAGCAACTCGCGGGCACGGACCCGCTCGACATCGTGGAGGCCTTCTCGAGCGCGAGCCCGGACGACGAGCGGTTGACGAAGGCGCAACGGCAGTTCTACGCGGATCTCGTGGCCCTCGTGACCACGTACGGCGGCACGCCCTAAATGGCGACCCGCTACGCCGTCGCATCCGGCAACTGGTCGGCCGCGTCCACCTGGGACGGCACCACCACGATTCCCACGACCGGCGATACCGTCGTCGCGAACGGCTTCACCGTCACGATCGATCAGACGTTCACGGTCACCGAGATTCGCACCATCGCGAGTGGCAGCGGCGCCTCGGGCGGCGGGTTCACGGTCTCGGGCGCCTACACGATCAACGCGAACGTGCTGGCGGGGACGACGACCTGCCTGACCTGTACGAACACGAGCGGGACGACCGTCGCGATCAACGGCACGGTCACCGGCAGCGCCTCGACCAACACGACGAACGCGGTCCTCCAGTCAGGGACCGGGACCGTGACGATCACGGGCAACGTCATCGGAGGCAGTGCCACCACGGCGCTCGGCATTTCGGTGACGGCCGCAGGGACACTCAACGTCACAGGGACGATAACCGGGGGTAGCGGGAACTCGGCTGGGATTGGCGTGGCAGCTGCCGCGACGGTAACGGTCACTGGCAACATCACTGGAGGAAGTAATACAGGCGCCAACGCGCTGTCGATGTCGAGCGGGGCGTCGGCCGTCACCATTGTCGGCAACGTGAGTGGTGCTGCTGGAGCGGGTGGTCCTGCCATGACGAGCGCAGTCGCGGGGACAATCACGGTCACCGGCAGTGTCACTGGCGGCGGCGGGTCTTCAGCACTTGGTATTTCAAACACGTCCACAGGCACGGTGACGATCACGGGCGCGGTCACTGGCGGTAGTGTTGCGGCTGCATACGGGCTGCAAAACTCATCGACCGGCTCGGTCGCGATCAACGGCGACATCACGGCAGGCACGTCGCTCGGCTGCCACGGCGTCAACAGTACGGCGGCTGGCCATATCCACCACGAAGGCAATCTCATTGCCGTCGCGACAGGCGGCCAGGCCGGCACGGTGGCCCTTTTTGCAAAAGTGGTGGGGATCTACTCCATCTCGACACGCAAACACGGCTACGCGGAGGCCCAAGGCGCGATGCCTGGCACCCCGAGTGGCTACTCGGGCGCGCTGGTGTATCTCTACGGCATCTCGAACGCCGGGAGCCAGTCGGGGCAAGCCGGCGTCGCCAACGTGCGTAAGAGCACCGTGTACGGCGCGACCTCCGAACTGACCGGCCTCGCGTACATTCCAGGCGCCTCGAGCGTGCTGGCCGGCGTAAACGTGGATCAAACGGTCGGCACCGCGACGCTCGCGGCCGCCGACATTCGCGCCGCGCTCGGCATGGCGTCGGCGAATCTCGACACGCAGATCGCGGGCGTGCAGGCGGACACGGACAACCTCCAAACGCGATTGCCCGCCGCGCTCACCGCCAACGGCAACCTCAAGGCGAGCCTGGTCGAGATCCTGACGACGGCGCTGACTGAATCCGTCGGCGGCTATCTCGCGGCGGCGTACAAGAAACTGCTCGATGTGGCCGTGCCCGTCTTCACGGTCGCGAGCGTAAACCAGACCGGCGACAACTACGCCCGACTCGGCGCACCGGCCGGCGCCAGTGCCTCGGCCGACATCGCGGCCGTCAAGGCCGTCCTCCCGGCCGCGCTCGTGAGTGGCCGCATGGATAGCAGCGTCGGCGCCGTGGCCGCTGGGGGGATTGCGGCCGGCTCCTTTGCCGCGAATGCGCTCGATGCCGTCTGGTCGACCGCGACGCGCGTGCTGACGGCCGCCACGAACCTCACGACCGCCCTGGCCACGCCGACCAACATCACCGCCGGCACGATCACGACGGTGACCAACCTCACGACCTACACGGGCAACACGCCGCAAACGGGCGATGCCTTCGCGCGCGTCGGCGCCGCCGGCGCCGGCCTGACCGCCCTCGGCGATACGCGCGTGGCGAACCTGGACGCGACGATCTCGAGCCGGACCAAACCCGCGGACACGCAGGCGCGCGTCACGCTGGTCGATACAACGACGACGCTGACGAATGCACCGGCAGATTCCGCGGGTGTCGGGACGCTCCTGACGCAGCTCGCCGCGTTGATCGCCACCGTCGGCACCGCGGGCGCCGGCCTCACGGCCGTGACGACGCAAGTGTGGGCCGCGGGCACGCGCACCTTGAGCAGCTTCGGCACCCTCGTCGCGGACACCATCACGGCGATCGGCGTGGCCTTCGGCATCGGCTCGTACCTCCGGAACACGGAACCGGACAACACGAACATCGGGATCGCGGCTGCCGCGGCGGCGAGTGCCGCGACGAATGCCGCGTTGCTCCAGGCGCGCGTACCCGCGAGCCCGGCCGCCGTCGGCTCGGCGATGACGTTGACGAGTGGCGAACGCGACAGCATCGCCGCCGCGCAGCTCGATCTCGCCAACGGCATCGAGGTCGGGCTCACCGAGCGCCAGGCGTTCCGGCTCATGGCCGCGGCGCTGGCTGGCAAGATCTCTGGCGCGGCTACCACGACCATCACGATTCGCAATGCCGTAGCGGACAGCAAGGATCGGATCGTGGCCACGGTCGACAGCGACGGCGATCGCACCGCCCTCACCGTGGATGTGAGCTGATGTTTGGGCTGCGCTACTTCCCGAAGCGGTTCTTCCCGGGGCGGTATTTTCCGCCGCTCGGGATCACGTTCGCCGACGCGTACGCCGCCGACTATCTCGAGGTCCCGGCCGTCGATCGCTGGCCGGCCGTCGAGGCGGTCGATCGGTGGCCGACCGTGCCCGCGGTTGATCGCGTCCTCGAGGTCCAACCATGACCTGGAAGGACGGCCTCTGCTTTTCGAAGGACCCGGACTCGAAGGAACCGCGCGGCTTGGATTGGACCGCGTACCTCCTGGAACTCGGCGCCGGCGTGACGATCAGCAGCCAGACCTGGGTCGTCGCCCCGACGGGCAGCCTGACGTTGTCGAGTCCGTCGATCGTGACGGGTGGCCTACAGACGCAAGTCCGACTGACGGGCGGCACGGTCAAGGCCCGCTACACGCTGACGAATCACATCGTCGCGAGTGACGGCACCGAAGACGACCGATCGTTTGACGTGCTCGTGAGGGATCGCTGATGGCGGACACCGTGCTCGAGGAGTTTCGCGCCCAACTCTACGCGGTGCGCGCGCAGGTCGACGCAATGATCTTGCGGGTCGAGGGGGTGCTCGGCGAGGCCGCGATCACTTGCCCGCATCCCGAAGACGAATGGCTGCCCACGAACTTCGGGCAGGTCCCGGTCTGCGGCCGCTGCCGGCAACCGGTGCGGCAGGGCAGCTGAGAACGTGGCGACGATGACGCCGGCGACGGTGCATCTCAACGCGCAACTCATTCGACACGGGGTCGAAGCGACGCGCGCGATCGAGCGGTGGCTGCAGGGGCAGCCGGCGAGTGAGACACGGGCGGAAGGATTCCGCGCCGTGCGATTTTGGGAACAGGTCTGGCAGGACGCCAGCCGAAAGCTCGCGGCACAACCCCGTGAGCCGAAGGAGCAGCAATGAGCACCGGACAAGTCATCAGCGGCCGCGGCACCAGCTTCGTGCTCGACGATAGCGTCGGCGGGACCCCGACCGATATCAGCACGTTTCTGAACAGCCTCAACTTCGACAACTCGCAGGAGGAGCTCGACGGGACGAACTTTCAGCCCGGCGTGAGCGATCCGACGAAAAACTACATTCCCGGCTTCAGTGATCGCTCGGGCGATTCCGGCGGCAACTGGAGCTCCAACGCGGAGGTCTTCTTCACCGCGGTGAACGGGCTTGTTGGCCTCAATTACGAGTACGGCCCCGACGGGACCGACCCGGGCAAACCGAAGATTTACGGCCTCTGCAACGTCTCGAGCTACAGCGGCCCGAAGTCCTCGATGGGCATGACGGTGTTCTCGGTCAAGTTTCGGATCACGACCCGCACGCTCGGCGTCTTCACGTAACCCGCAGCTCCGTGCGATGACACGGGCGCGATCGGTCCGGGGGCGTGTCGGCCCTCGGACCCGTCGCGCGTTTGGAGATCAGCATGCCCTTGAACTACGTCGAGTTTGATTTTCTCGAGAAGGTCGGCGAAGAGAAAAAGCCCCCGCGCCGGCTGCGCTATACGGTCACCACCGCGCACGCGCTCGACGAGCGCGCCGGCGTCGGCATCGGCGAGCTGATGTCGCGGCGGCAGAACGTGCACGCGATGGTGCTGATGACCTGCTACGCGCTCCAGTACAGCGACGCGTCGATGACCGAAAAACGCGCCGAGGCCCTGGTGCAACGCTTCATCGATCGGCAAGGCGACACCGGCGAGCTCTTCAAAGCGCTGGTGAAGGCGGCGAACCGGAGCGGCGTGTACGGGAAACCCGACGAGGACGACGAGGAGGAGGAGGACGCGCCGGCCCCAAACGCGACGAGCGCGGCGGCGTCACCGGAGCCGCGCCCGGGCGTCGACGACCGGGCGTAACGCCGTACGCGCATTGGTATCGGTACGCCGAGGCCATTGCGCTCGGCGAATTGGCGATGACGCCGCGGACGTTCGCGAGTTACTCGCCGCGCGAACTGCAACTGCGGATCGAGGGGTATCGCCGCGTGGATGACCGAGCGCTGTATCACGTGGCCACGCTCGCGGCCTGGGTCCTGAACGCCATCGGCAGCCGCGCGACTCAGGAGAAATTGATCGGCGACGCCGGCGCGACGGTCCTGCCGCCGCTGCCGCCGCTCCCGATCGGAAAGGACGACGACTGACCTGTGGGCACGATTGCCTCGCTCATCGTGAAGATCGGCGCGCAGGATGCGGAGCTGACGAAGTCGCTCGCGTCGATCGGGGAGCGCTCGAAGAGTGTTGACGCGGATCTGAAAAAGCTGGGCAACACGCCGCTCGCTGAAGCGGCGAAGAAATCCCTCGACACCTTGAACGCCACGATGAAAGGGATCACGGACGCCACGCAGCGGCTGGCGGATCGGTCCGTGGCCGCCTCGCAAGGGCTCACCGTGTTCGGCGCCAATCTGGGAGCGGTCGGCGGGGTGGCCAAACTGACCTCGCGAGATCTCGACGCGATGGCGCGCACGGTGACGCAAGGGCTCGATGCGTTCCGGGCGTTGGGACAGCAGGCGCCGGCGGACCTGCAGAAGGTCGCGGACGCGATCAAGGCGCAGCAGGCGGCCCTGAAGGCCGCCCCGAGCGGTGCCGCTGGTAGCGGGCTCTTCGATAGCGCGTTCGCGAAACTGACCGCCGCGTTCTCCGCCTCATCACTGATCGACAAGACGATCGGGGCCGTCACCGATCTGGGGCGGCAAGCGTTCGCGACGGCCGGCGCCCTCGTGGACATGTCGAACAAAACCGGGCTCTCCACCGACACGTTGCAGCGGATGGACTACGTCGCGAAGCAAAGCGGCAGCGACGTGTCCGCGTTTGCCGAGGCGGCGTTCAAGATGGGTGTCACGATCCAGGAGGGCTCTGGGAAAGCGCGGCAAGCTGCCGAGGATCTCGGGCTCTCCTGGCAGCAATTGCGATCGGCGTCGCCGGACGACCAATACAACATGGTCGTGAAGGCGCTCGAGGCGATGGAGAACCCTCAGCGGCGCAACACGGATGCCGTCGGCCTGTTCGGCAAAACCGCCAAAGACATCCTGGCGGCCATCGTCGACGGGTATAGCAAAGTCGCGGCAGGGGCGACCGTCGCGGGCGACGCGCAACTGAAGGCGATCGATGCCCTCGGCGATGCGTGGGACCGGTGGAAGTCGCGACAAAGCACCGCCTTTGCCCAGGCGATGGGCTCGGTCATCCTGCTGCATCAGGCGGTCAACACGCTCACGCAGGACGAGCGGGACTACATCCTGCAGACCCA